TCATACATTTTCAAAGCATCTTCTATTTTTTTATCATATTCTTTTGCAATATCACCTTTGATTTTTTGTGATAAAGTTGTAAAATTACCCTGAGCATCTAAAATATATTCACCTTTTTCATTTTTTATAGGTGCGTCCAATTCGGATCTACTTTTACCTTCTATTGCTTTACGTTCAGCTTCAAATCGTTCATCGTATAATTTTTTGTATTCATCTGAACCTCTGATTTCACCACCAACATATTCTTCAGCTTGTTTTTCTTCATACGCTCCAAAAGCTAAAGCGATTGCTGCTCCTATGGGTCCAGGAATCAATTTCGCTATAATGCTACCCGTATTACTTAATAGACCTTTTATTAATTTTGCTATTGTGGGTGCAAATATTTTAAAACTATCCTGTATCATTTCCAATACTGCGGTAGAAAATATTAATATAAAATTTTTTAAAAAAGAAGAAAGACCTCCAACTATTGAAAATAATAATTTAACGGGGCTTAAAAGAATTCCTAACGCAGACTTCATACCAGAAAGCATTTTTTCAATCCAAGATTCATCTTTCTTTGGTTCTTCTATTTTTTGTTCTTCTTTACTCATTAATCCTTCAATAAGTTTTTTGTGTCTTTTTTTATCTTCGTCAATTTGTTCTTGGCGAAATGCTTTTTCTATTTCATATTTCTTAACTTCATCTTGATAATTTTTTTCCATGAAATTATACATTTTAGCCAATATATCGGCAGAATAATCACCAGATTTTAATTTTCCAGCTTGATTTGGTCCAACGGTGCTTATTTGTGGATTTTTTTTATTCTTTTTATTTCCACGAATACTAAAAGAATCATTTTCTAATTTGGAATTATTTGATTTACCCATTAATCCACCAAAAATCTTTGAAAGATTTAAAGATTCTTTTATACCAGATGCTCTGTTTTTAAATTTTTCTGAATATTCCATTTTAATCTACGTAGTTGTATTGTTTTTTTAATAATGGTGGGTAAGAATATTCGTTTTCTTCTCCCATAGCATATGTAGTTGCCGGTTTAATTACATTAGTAGTATTATTCACTATATTTAAACCTAAAGATGCATCAGCAACCTTCATATCTTTTTTCATATCTCTTGTTTCACTATAAGTTTTATCAGCGGAAGATAATTTATAATCAGGCGCAACAGGATTTAAATTAAATGATTCTGATTTTGTAACATCAACTTTTTGGCCATCTTTTAATAATTCATAATGTAAGTGTGGACCTGTAACATGACCAGTTGCACCCACTTCACCTATTTTTTGCCCAGCAGAAACTATGTCACCAACTTTAACATCAGTTTTTGAAAGATGTGCATATCTTGTTTTAAAACCATTACCGTGGTCAACTTCAACATAATTTCCATAACCACCTTGTTCGTAACCAACAGTAGAAACTTTCCCATCTTTAGTTGATACAACGGGGTCATGTAAATTACCTTTAATATCTACACCACCATGTTCTCCCGCTACACCGCCCAACATTCTTTTACCAAATGGGCTAGTTATATTTTTAGGTAATATTTTAGATAAGTTTGTTGCAGGTTTTGATTCTGTTTCTTTATCTAACGACATTTTAAATTCTTCACGACCAGCAAAACCTTTGTTGCCACCTTTACCACCTTCATAAGTTGATGTTCCTTTTGTGTTTTTAATTGCTGCCAAAATTTTTGCGGTTTCATCAATTGCTTTAGATAAATCTTCTTCACTCCCACTTTTTTTATATTTTGCGACAGATGGTGCTCGTTTTTCAATTTGATAACTAGCCAGTTTATCTTGCATTTCTTTATCAAATTTTTCTTCACCAGTTAATTTCATTCCTTTAACTGTATCTGAAAGTGTACCAGGAGTAAATTGATATGCACCAGCCGCAAAGATTTTTTTCTCTTTTTGCATTTTCATGATGTCATTTATTGTCATGTTTTCTAAACCTGGCAATCCTTCTGGAGTATCTCCCGCCACTCCTTTATTGATTGCATGATATCCTGCAGATCCTGCTTCATATTTTCGTATGAGAGATAATAAATCTCCCGTATCTGTCATTTTTGTTTCTGTTTTTGGTAAATTTGATAAATCCAAATTAAAGTCTTTCATTGCATCTTTGAAAGTTTCTTCAAATTTTTCTTTCCAATTGGTATTAAGTAAAATATCACCTCCAATAGCTGCAATACCATAAATATTTTGTAAGAATCTTGGGCTTCTACTTTTTTTAATTTTTCCCGAACTTGATTTAAGATTTTTCTTTTTGGATATTTTTGATGGTTTTATATTAGAAACCGCACTTACGGATTCTATGGTTTCTTCTAATGAATTTTCTTTTTCTTTATTAACTTCTTTTTGATATTTTTTTCATCTCTTACTTTTTTATTTTGAAATGATTGTTGTTCTTGCATAAGATTATACATTTTAGCAAGAATATCAGCTTCACCATCACCAACTTGAAGTTCTTTAACGGGGCCTTGGCCTATTTTGGTACGTTCAGGATCTTTTTTTGTATCTACCGTTGACGATTCTTGTGTTTGTTTTGTATTGGGAGCACCAAACAAAGATTGATTGTTTTGTGATTGTTGTCTTGCAGGATTAGGCTTTGCTACACCCGATAAAAGATTTGAAACAATTGGACCAGAATTTGATGCAAAAGTTTCACCCATCTTTTCTAGTTGAGCTCTTTGTGATAATATATTATTACGGCGTTGAACATCTTCTTCAGTAACGCCATATTCTTTTCTTATTTCTTGTTGAATTTCTAATCGTCTTTTTTCTTGCTCAATTTTCCTCCATTCGTCTATTATTTTTTTTTGGTCAGAACTCAACAGACTCAAATTATAATCAACTAGTTTCAATGCTTCTTCAAATTTACCTTCACTCAAAAGTTCCCATATTATCAATTCATTTGGTTTTTCTTTTTTAGATTCTTTTGTCTGTGGTGTTTTTTTTATTTCTGTGCCAGCACCTTCAGTAGAATAACCTTTACCTTCTTGCAAAGGTTCTGGTTTATCAATACCATGAAGTTTATTGATTAATTGTGAGATACCTCTAGCAGTTTTTCCCGCCATTTATCGCCTTTTCATTGCAGCTTGTTGTTGTTTTATTTTTTCATTTTCTTCTTCAATATGCTGAACGAGCATAGCAATATATACATCTCTCTCCCACGGTATCATATTTTCAAGTTCCGTGAGAGAATACTTATGGTGTTGCATCAAAGAGAAATTAGTTTTATAATAATTTCTCAAGTTGTCATAACAAAATATTACCCGAAAAAACTTTCGAGCCCTTCCATATTAATACTATGGTCAAATCCACACTTAGAACATTTTATTTCAATTTTCTTATTCATTCGTGGTAGATTTTCAAAAAATTGTTCCATTTTACTAAACTGTTCTTGATTTAACGATTCAATAAATTGTAATAATTCTTCTCTTGGTGTTTCATGTGCGTGGTAATATTGTTCACCATCAAAAATCCATTCGACACTATCCATCATTACTTCAAATGCAACATCTACCGCTGACTCTTTGTTCTTTAATTTTTGTACCAAAGAAAATTCAGGATATTTCATCTTAATTGAAATTTTATCTGTAATTTGAATTACTTCTTTGTTATTTTCACTAAATTCTACTTTAATATCCAATAAATTAAAACTAGTTTCCATTTTGTTACCGCATTGTTTGTCATTTACTTCATTGGTACAAACATATTTGTTTTCTACAATTTCACCAATAGAGCGAGCACGAAGATTAATAAAATAATATTCAATGTCAATTACAGGCAACTCATCAATATTAATATTTTCTGTAATGGTGCAATTGTTTAATACTTGACGAATGTTTCTTTCAATCGTTTCTTTATCGTCTGATTCCATCGCCATCATTAAATTTTTTTGTTCTTTTACTAAGAACGGTCTAAATTGAATTTTCTTTTTGGAAAGAGGTAATTCTAATTCATATGTTGGTGCATCAATTTTTGGCAAAGCCATTTTAAATCTCCTTATTCAAATCAATTAAAGTGATGATATTAATGAAGTCAAAGCACCTGATGTAAAGGTTTGTCCCAATGAACTCACGGTAGTATTTTGCCATTGTTTATAAACAAATATTACTGTTAATTCATGAAATTTATCAGCCGACCAATCTAAATCCAATTGGTTCACATCAATAGGAAATGCTTCTTGTAATACTCCAGCATAAGTCAAATTATTAGATACATCATATTGATTAATTGAAATATCTACAGCATAATTTGATTTATATTGAAAATTGTAAGTTGTTGTTGGATTAATTAATTCTAACCAGGCATCAAAGAAAATCTTTTCGTTCATATCATCAGAAACAATAAAATTAAATTCTGCTTGTTGATAATTTGTGTAATATGGAAACTTTTCAACTGGCGCAGAACCCATTTTCTTTTCAGCAGTTTCAAATGTTCTACCAGGCAATTGAGCCTGGTTACATCTAAAAGTTAAACCTCTTGCAGAAGTAATATAAGAAGCCAACGACAAAGGAACTGGAATAGTTACGTCAAATCTTGATGGTCGAGCAACATCAACACTAAAACTAGATTTAAAATCATTTATACTGCCTGCCATTTAAACTCCTTTAATTTCTTTAATTGAATCTTCCCACACTTCTTGTGGTTTGGCTTTCTTAAATTGTTGTACCGGTAATACAGTTGCCACTTCCCACTCATTTGGCGCAACGGCAAGTATTTTTGACTTAATATGATTGTGTAAATAACGTTTAATACACGGTTTAAACTCTTTATAACGCTTGGAGGCCTGTAATATGTCATAGGTCACTCTAAGTCTCTTAATTTCATTTTCAGGCGTATAGGTTGCGTAATTCATGAGTTTACCTAAAAATGCCACTCTGTATTTAAGTGGCAAATAATGAAGGTTTAAGCCAAGAAAACCATCTGAATATTTCTCTATTGCCAATACCAAAGGAAACTTATCATAATATGGTAAATCATCTTTACCTTTTGGGTCATAATAAAAATAATAAAGATTACCCAATAAAAATTTGTTTGTATGTCTTATTTCTTCACGAGCAATTGCACCAGGTACAGCAGAAAGTCCTTTTAAATCACGAATCTTATTTGTCAACCATTGAATGGATTGCCTAGATAGCCTGTCTAAATCACCAGGTCTTTCTTTTGCTAGTGTAGTTAATAAAGATTCTTTTGCCATTGTTTATTTAGTTGATTCCTAGATGTTCTTCGGTCAACACACGAAATTCCCAACCACGGTCTAAACAATACTCATTAGCATATTTCCATTTGGCCTGATTGACAGCATATGTTTTTACTTCTTCCACAAACTGTTTAGTCATTCTTTTGCGTTTTTCTGGTGGTTGAGTTTGTTTTTTAGGCTTAACTTCCAACATCATTGTTTTGAGTTTACCTTCTTTGGTACGCACTTTTACAAGAAAATCTGGAAAATAACGATGCTTTTTGTTGTCTACCGGTGATATATAAGGAACAATTAGTTCTTCAGAAGCCCAATTAATAATATCATCATTATTGTCCAACCAATACATTACTTTCGCCTCCCAGCTCGAGCGATAGACAATATTATTGGGGTCTCCAATATATTTTTGGGGGTTGCGAGGTTTAAATAGTCCAGAATATGCCATAAATAATATATATTCAACAAAAAAGGTTACCATGGCTTTTACAGTAATTCCTACAAATATTGGTGGTGTCAGTTTAAATTCCTTAGCTAATCCTTTGGCTTCACTTCTAAATGGAACACCTTCAGCTCAAGTAATGACTTATCCATCAGATTTAGGTTCAAATCCTGCTATGGGACATGCCGTCATATTCCAAGCATATGATTATAAAACAGGATTAGGAAACTCAGCTGCAAATTTTGTTAATCAAATTGGTGCTGGAATTTCAAATGCTATTAATGCTGAAAATATATCTTTACCTACTGTAGAAAGTTTTTTAAATAATGTTGGATCCGGATTAGGAGAAGTTGCAAACTTAGGATTAAAAAGTTTGACAGCAAGTCAATATATTCCGTTAACAGCAGGTTCACCATTAGCCACAATTAATTTGTTTATGCCAGACCAATTGCAAGTGGAATATTATGCGGACTGGAATAAAGTTAGTTTGACAAAAGAATTGGGTTTACCAGGTATAGCCGCAACTGCTTATTCAGATATAAAAGCAAATGGACTCAGAAAAGATGTGGTAGCTCCTTATGCAATTGCGGCCGCAGCAAAAATAGCATCAAATGTTCTTGGTCAAGGAGCCTACTTAGCTGCTCAATCGGCAGGTATTGCTGCGACCAATCCACAAACTCAGTTATTATTCCAAGGTACTGATTTGCGAGAATTTACATTACAGTTTATTCTTACACCAAAAACTTCAGCTGAGGCACAAACAGTAAAAAATATTTGTGATTCTTTTGCTTATTTTAGTTTACCTGGTTTATCAGGAAGCCAATTTGGTGGTGGTGGCGGCCAGTATTTTACTCCACCACAAGTATTTAAAGTTCAATTTCAATTTTTGGGCGAAACTGGAATAACAAATACAATTTCTAATGCAATATACTCTGCATTGAATAGCACCGGATTAAATGTTTTAACAAATGCTTTAGGTAACGGAGGTTCTTCATTGATAACAGGAGGCAGCGCTGCCAAAACATTTACAATAAAAGATTGTGTATTGCTAGGTGTTGGTGTTGATTATACGCCAAATGGTTGGGCAACATATCAAGATGGTTATCCTGTACAAACAGTATTGTCTTTAAATTTTAGAGAATTAACAGTATTTACTAAAGAAGATGTAAATAATGCTGCTGTTAAAAATAATTATGCACAAGCACAATTTGTGAATACAAATACAGATAATATATCACCTAGTAATGGCCCAATAGTTGGAACAGGAGATTTTTCAACAGGAATTTCTTCAAATGGAACCGGCATAGGATAAAATACAATGAGATACTTTAATTCTTTACCTTATCTTATAACTACCGATTATAACGGTAATACATATGCTCTTAAAAATTTATTAATCCGCACAGAATTAATACCACAGCTTGCAAAAAATCCTTTACTATTTTATCAATATGCTTTGCAAGATGGTGATACTCCAGAAATAATTGCCAACAAATATTATAGCGATTCATATAGATATTGGATTGTTTTATATGGCAATTCTAATATTTTGGATCCTCAATTAGATTGGCCATATTCAAATCAACAATTTGAAGTTTATTTAAAAGATAAGTATTCAGAAGCAGCAGGTGGTGTTGATAATGTTTTAAGTTACACACAAGGAACAATACATCATTATGAAAAAGTAACGACCACAGTTGATAATGATAGTGGAACAACAGCAATTAAAACTGTTGAAATTGATGCAGATACTTATTATTCAATAGTACCTTTTACACAAACACAAACTTTTTCAAATGGTTCATCTGTAACATATACATTATCAAAAAATATTGTTTCAATATATGATTATGAATACAATGCAAACGAAGCAAAAAGAAATATTAATATAATTAATTCTAATTTTGCAAATGCATTAGAAACACAATATCAAAATTTAGTGAGCAAATAATATGGCAATAAATAATAGTGTAGCCGGCACACAATATGTGCGCTATCCTAGTGATTATAATTTAAAACAATTAACATTATTCACATCAATGGTTGGCGATAACTCTGCCATTGATTTGATGACATTTTTGCTTGAAATTAATTTGTATGAAGATATTTACAGTTCTTCTATTACTGGAGAAGTTGTAATAAATGATGCTCTTGGTTTGATTTCAAACTATCTTTTAAATGGTACAGAATTTATACAAATACAATTACAAAAAACTAGCCAGGATGATGTATACATTTCTAGAAATTATAGAGTGTATAAAATGTCTAAAAGACAAATTAGTGATAGTAATCAATATGAAGTTTATGTTTTAAATTTTTGTTCTGAAGAATTATTGATATCAGAAAATTACCGTTTGTCAAAGTCAGCAAAAGGTAAAATGATACATGAAATTATCATTGACGTATTAACAAATTACATAAAAACAAAAAAAGACTTCTATTGGGATCCAACCAGAGGCGTATACGATTTTATATTGCCTAACAAAAAATTATTTGAAACAATAAACTGGTTATCAACTTATGCTCAACCACTTAGTGGTTCTAGTGCTGATATGCTTTTTTATGAAAATTCTCAAGGTTATCATTTTCATTCATTACAAACTTTATATTCACAAAGCCCTTATCAAACTTATAAATTTGACCCTAAAAATATTAACAATACACCGGGAAAAATTGATATACAAGAACAGTTAACAAATGTTTTTGATTTTGAAATGTTGAATTTTTTTGATACACTTGATGCAGCATCAAACGGAACTTTTGCAAATAAAGTAATTGGTGTTGATGTATTGACAAGAACAATTTATAATGGAACTTTTGAATATAATAATTATAATGGAAAATTGTTAAATTCACAAAAATTAACAAATGGTTATCAAGATAGATTAGGTGCAACAATAGGCACTATTGCGCCAGTTATTCCTGCTGGATTAGAAACAGGCACACTTAGAATGTCACCTTCTAATAAAGACCAAAAAGAAAATGATTATATTACACAAAAAATAGATGCTATTGACACAGTAGCAAACGATATTATGTTAGAAGTTTATTTGCCAAATCGTGTTTCACAGTTAGCATTAGCTAACTATATGAGAATAAAAATAACTATTCCTGGTGACCCAAATATATTGGCCGGTTCAGTTGTAACTTTTAATACTTTTGCAATCAGCCCCGTTACATTTTCACAAACAGGTAATCAAAGAACATTAGACCCTTTATATTCAGGTAATTATCTGGTAACAGCAGTAAGACATATTGTAAAAAATAATGGATATATAACTGTGCTGGAAATGTGTAAAGATAGTGTTGGTGTTTCTTATTCAAATAATAATGATGGATTACAGCAATTTATTAATGGAGTTCAAATATAATGAGAAATAGCTTCAATGGATTGAGTGGATTTGTTTGGTGGATTGGCCAAATTCCTGTAGGATCCAATGCTAGGTCTGACCCTTTGGTCC